ATGGATAGGCATAGAGGGATGTTGCTCCCTCATCAAGTTTTCATCCACGGCTGTCATTTGATTGCGGGTCTGCTCCCGAAAATATTCAGTTCTCTCTTGCACCGTTTCTGTGGGTATTCGTGCCAACATTAAACCACCGACACCAATAATTCCTTTGTTTTTACCTTCCTCTATAACTGGATACTTGTCAGCTTCTGGACCATATTCGTCAGCCCTAACTGGTTCCCATCCCTCTCTCATTCTGGAAAAAACATTTGATTTATCATCTTCACCACGAATGGTTGTTCTGATCCATCTATGTTCAAATCCATCTGGAGCTGGAGGTGCATCCAACTTAGCTGGAGGTTGCCAAGGTTGTCTCCTTGTAGTATTTGCACGACTTTTAGTTTCTCGTGTTGTTCTATCTATAGCCATTTTCTACTCCTTTACATATTTAGCATATTCTTCAAGCGGAACATTCAGACGTTTCGCAATAGCAATCTGCGAAGCAGTCAATTTGACTGTTCTGCGTCCCTTTGGTGATGACGACTTAGAAGCCGTTGTCCCAGCAGAGGCGACTCTGGGAGCTGAGGATTTTCTCTGAGTATCCTGAAATTTATGTGGAAACTCTGATCTTATCCTATTATCAAGTTCATTATAGTACTCATCTGAGTTTGGGTCAAACCCCTCTTCCTCAATTAATTGCTTATGTAAGCCAAAAGCAGCATAAGTCATGGTCTGATCTTGTCCAAACCATGTGTTTTTCTTTGCCCAATCCTCTGCTTTAGGATCTGGCTTTGCTTGAGGTTGTTGTGCTTGAGGTTGTTGTTGTGCTTGAGGTTGTTGTTCAATCTGTTTGGCTTTGGCTTCTCTGTCTGCTTTCAACTGATTGAGTCGAGCCTCTTCCATAGCTATTCTAGAAATATTCTGTTGAGCTTCATACATAGCATCAGCATTACCTTCTTCTAATGCTTTCTTGTATGCCTCTTTAGCAGCAATAGATTGAGATTGAAGTCTCGTATCAAACTCTCCAACATAAGTGTTGTCTAGTTTATCTATTCGAGCTTTTAATTCTTCATTTTGCTTTTTTACGGCTTCAGCATATTCGACAGCAGCTTGTCTCTGTCTCTCTTCCTCACGAAATCTGTTTGTAAGTTTGCTGATACGTTTCTTGACAGATTCAGAATATTCAGACAAGTCATCAGCATCATCAGTTTTTTCTTTATCTTTTGACTCAACTGCGACTTCACTCGTTTCTTCTTCCTTCGTCTCTAGTTCAATTTCTTGACCTTCTTCTTCTTCGGGTTGTTCGACTTTTACATCTTCTTGCATACTTTACTCCGTATGTTTTTGATGCCGTCAGGATCGACAATGGTTACTCTCGTTTCTCCACCCCTATTGTCTTTATGCTCCGTAAGATTTTATGTCATCAGGATCAACGATTGTTGCAATGACTTCATCGTCATTGATTATTCTAACCTCCCCACCTTCTATTTGGAAACGTGACCCAGCATAACGACCAATACAAACCCAGTCGCCTTCCCTACACCAAGCTCCGTCTTCTCCAAATTTGTCTATATCTTTATATGCCAAAGGTCCCACTTTAGCTACATATGCTGTAACTGTGGCTCTCGCTTCTCTTTCTCTTACTGGATCTGGAACGTAAACACCACCTTCAGTCTTTTCTTTGCCCATGTAAGGCATAACTAATATTCGCCAACCTGTTGGCTGTGGTATTCTTTCTATTAATTTGAGTTTTTTTGCTTCTTCTTCGGCTTTCTTTTTAGCGTTCCTCTGTGCTAGAACGTATTCTGGTACTATCAGACTCATCATCCACCTTCTTTAGCAGGGTTTGTACATGTTCCAATGCATAGGTTAATCCCTGTATTTCGCCTACCATTGCTTTATATTGACCAATATCAGATGCACTGCCACTCGTCAATGAAATACTTATGTCTTCAATTCTTTTATTCAAGTCTTTTTTATATTTATGTAGAAAATCTGCTACGAACATAATTACGCTGTGCTAAAAGGAATTGTATAAGTAAGTTTTTGTTCTCTGGTTTCAGGTTCATATCTAAATCTTAAATTTCCAGGCCCAATAGGAACTCCATTCTCATCAAAAAGTTTTCCTATTCCTTCTGCAGCACCTCTGAAACTTTGTGGAATATATTCTGAAGCATCTGCATAAAGTTCATCTTCATTATTAGCACTAATAGTGTCAGTTCTACCAGTTAAAAAACTTCTTTCTTCTGGATTTAATGATCTCATTTCTGATTGAAAATTAGGATCAACATCAAAGTCTTGGAACTGATATGTTTGTGGTCCTGTTTTATCAATAGTCATTCCTAGGTTTTCATCATAAGGATTTACTACATCTTCTCTTGTAATACTCACGTTACTTATAGGTTTAAAACTTTCATCAGTTGGTATTGAAGCAGGTGTTTGTACCGTTTCAACTTGATTGACGGGTTGATTTCTTACTGGGCCTGAAAAAATACCTGAAAAAAATCTTTCAGCAGAATTAGCAATATCAGTTAAAAAATCTCCTGTCTGACTTAATATTCCAGGAGCATTTGCTCTTTCTTGAGCATCTCTAAACATTTGAGATCCTTCTGGAGCAGCCCCTCTTGGTATCATTGCACCAAAAGGAGTAAAAGATCTAGCCATGCTTTCTAAACCACCAACAGGTAATTCACTAACCATACCTTGATTAGTGTCTCTACCTAGTTCAAAGTCTCTAGATGTGTATGGTTTTCCAGTTTTTAAAGAAGGTAAACCAAAAGCTTGTCTTGCTCTTAAATCATTTATCTCTTGTATTCTTTGAGAACCAAGATCCCTTCTTCTATCTATTGAATCACCAAACATTTTAGTGAATATAGAATCTACAAAAGGATTTTTGTCTAGATTAACACCTGTTCTAGCCATCTCTTGTTGTTTATATAATTCTGCTAATTCTGGGTTTAAAAAATTTTGTGACCTTGTTGTACCAAAACCAAAATCACCGACACCACCACCAAGATCAAATACGTTAGTAACAGGGTTTGAGCCTGCATTCACATAATTAGTAAACATGTCATCTGATATTCTATTTGGATCTAATCCAATAGAAAAGTCACCAGCATTACCACTGGCAACATCGTCGGCAAAGCTTGAGCTAGTGTCCCCAGCTAGTCCTGCGGCTTGAGCTTGAGCAGTTGATACACTGTCATCCAGTTCCACTTATCTAACTCCTTTGAACCCTAATCCTTGAATGGCAATACCACCACCTTTAGCTTTTTTAACAGGTTTTCCTTCTTTCATTGTAGCACCTACTATTCTGTCTGCTTGTGTTGGTTTTGGGTTTTTGTCAACGCCTGCTTTGACACTTAACATTCCAAAATCATTAGAGCCACCTAATTTTTTCTTCATCATTGGTTTACCTTTCTTTCCATCAGGGTTTAGTTTTGGATGATATTGGTCTGGGTTGAACTTTGGATGATAAGGTTTTTTTGGTTTTGGTTTAACCTTAAATTTTTTATCTTTACCAAACATATCTCCCATGGGATCATCTGGTTTTTTTGTCATCTTTTTTATCTTTTTTCTTTCTTTGGAAAGAGTTGTTGCTCCACCAAAACTTTTTTTAACTGGTTTCATTATATTCTCCAAGATTTGCGATCCTCCGTCTTTACGACGACGACCTTTGTTAATTAAGTTTTGTGCTTGGTTTTTACTTATACCCAAGTCGTTTGCAAATTGTCCTACTCTAGCCATTACATACACAAATCATGATATTTAGTTGTGTGAAGTCTATGCTTCGATAAATCTCTATTAGGAGATGCTAATATTTTCTTAATCCAATTAATCATTATTTTGTTAATCCTTTATACTTTTCAAATGATCTCAAACCGCCAAGTCCGAGCATTCCCATCAACACAGTCATCAAGCTACCCATATCAAAAGCAGGTAGATCTGGTATAAATATGTCTAAATAAGCACACATAAATAGTGTAACAGGAGAAATCACAAAATGCCAACATAGGGCAATACCACATGTCCAACCAATGAAGGGTCGCCATCCGGCAACAAAAATAGATTTATGTGTCGCCTCTGCTTTGTTAATTTCTAACTGACCCTTGGCTAACTCTTGAGCATGCTTTTCTGCCATGGTCGCTATTTCATGTGCTAATTTATTCTTAGCATCTTTGTCTTCAATAAACTTACCAACTAAATTGGTTACTGGTCCAATTAATGCTGTTAACATTATTTGTGTTCCTTATGTTCGTGTCCCATCCAAATACCAAAGACACCTGTCATTACACCCATAACGACTGAAACAAAAGCAGACTGAGAAGCTGTCGGAACTTCAAGTTGCATGAACCACTCTGCACATCTCCAAGACATAATAGTACTGGCGAGCATCATTAGTCTCGGTAGAATTTTCCACTTCAGAAATGTCTCCACCGTCATTTTTTAAACCTACTGTCTATCCAACATTTACCATAGTATAAGATAAATAGCCATAAAGTAAAGAGTATTCCCTCAAAGTAAGTCAACCCATTCCATGCATCTAATATAAAATTACTGTCCATTATTTTTTCCCTATGCTTCTTAAACTTTCCATAACTTTGTCTATATCTGGTTCTTCACCATTAGGATCATACACACATTTATATTTTGTAGGACACCAAGTTTCTATCATCATGGTAAATGTCTTATTACCACCTTGATAAATACAAGCTCTTTTGTTTGTATACTTTGATGTAATTCTTTTTTTAAGTCTACATGTAGTGTATTTTGTTGTGTCTGGATTACGCCATTGTTTTTGTTGTAATGAATAGTTTTTTGGTTTGTATTCGTAAGCATTTGCTCTTTTGATCCAAACGGATGCAATCAACACGGCAAAACCACCAACCAAACCCACACAAACGAGCCAACCGATTGCTTCACCTATCTGTCTTCGAAATTGTTGTTGTTTGTAAATTGTCTCTTGACGTTGTTTTCTTATCTGACCTTCCATAGCTAAAAGATCATTGTAGGCCTGTGGGCCGTAAGTCATATTCAGAAAAACCTTGAGTTCATACCTTTGTTCCTCAAGTTTCTTTTTTGCTGCAAACGCAGCCATTGCCGCCTCTTCGATAGAACCAGATTTAAACAATTTACCAAACAAGGGAGGATTTTTAGCTTGCTTTTCTGCATTATCAACGTCACTTACTGCACCCATCCAACGACTAATGTCGCCAGACATTTGCTCAATATCACGACCTACAGCGAAACCTTTTTTGATTGCATCAAAGGCTTTACCTGCTATTCCTACGGCTACTGATATAGTTACTGGATCCATAACCAGAGTATATCACAAATTATTTACCTTTGTTAGCCGATGCCATATTAATTCTGTATATGTTGACATCGTTTCTATCATCAGCAATGTTTTCTTGTAGTTTCTGTCTCTGTTGAGCTAGTTCATAAGCTTGTTGTAGCTTGGCTTGATCAATCTGAAAATTCATTTGATCGTTCATTGTTTTTCTTTCAAGCTCAGCTGTATCGTTTTCAAGTTCTTTCTTTCTGATTTCTACTAACGGATCTTCTGGTGTTGCCGGTTGTAGAGCAGGCATTATCTCATTTAAGATCTCGCCAACTTGTTGAGCGATTGCCGCTTCAACGGCTGCTGGATCTATCTGAGGAACTGGTTGACCAGCTGCTTGAGCAGCTTCAACTGATTTTTGGAAGAAAGTTGTAACCTGATCTCTTGCCATCATACCAACATGCTCTTGTACATGAGCTTGTAGCATAATATATCCTTGTGGATTCGCTTGAGATGTCTGGCTTGATAGCATTACCACATGTGCTCTGACGTGTGCTTCGTGATCTTGCTGTGGAAAAGCTTGTAAAGGCATACCTTTCATTGCATTTCCGTTTTCTGTTGCAGGATCCACGGGTTGTGGCTCTTGTGGCTTCGGTAAAATAGCATCAATATTCTTAATATCGAGTGCATCATACATTCTTCTGTACGCTTCATGCACATTATGTATCTGTGGAGCCGCTTGAGCTAGTTGTAATTGTGTTTGAGCAAGCGATAATCGCTGTGACATAGAGAAAATGTTCGGATCTGACACTGGAAGTATGTCAACACGTCCATCAAAGTCGGCTTGCATGGTCTCTGGTGGTACATTTCCAACAAAATAAGGGTATGGAACTGGATTTTCACTAAAAATTTCGGCTAACATGCGAAATTCTTGCTTTTGAGCGTAATGTAAACGCTTATGTATGCTTGAAATGATCTTTGAACCTTGTTCAATCAAGGCAACAGTCGTTCCAACGGGTGCTTGAGAGTTAACATCGGCTATTTTTGCATCTGCAACCTGTGCAAAACGTCTTCCAGAGTCAACAACTACCCCTAAAAGCTGTGCTAATGTGGCTGATGGCTCTTTATATGGCAGTGGGATGATGGAATTTTTGAGATCCCCACCTGGGACATCGATGTCTCTGAACTCCCCAGGGTTAAGAGGCTCATCATCATTACGAATACGAACACCTCTCGCTTTGAAACCCGCTGGAAGATTTGATAAAGTACCCGAATCAATTAATTGCCTCAATATAGAAGTTGCAGCACGAGAGAGACCTCCGATTGTGTGCAATAAACCGAAGCCGTAAAAACCAAATCCTGGTAAAAATTTGAAATGAGTGAAATATTGTCTCTTCCTTTTTAATGGGTCTTGCTCTCTAAAGTTTCTAACCACTGATAGCACTTTTCCAGAGCTTTGATCAAGGGTGACAATATAAGGGAGCATAATCCCCGAAGGATTCCCCTGATTATCCATGTCTTCAAAACCTTCCAAGTCCAAGTCAACGTGGCATTCCAGTAAGGTGTAAGAGTCATCAGAATAGTTTGGACGTAGACCCAACAACTCATCGGTAGTTTCTTGAATAGCTCCTTCGTCGTCACCATCACTTCTTTCAGATAATTCGACATCTCTGTACACTCCTGCTACTTGTAGTTTACGAATATCATTATACGTCATTCTTACTACATGTGTAACCCTCTCTGCTGTTCTTAAATCACTAGCTGAGTATGGAACAACCATATCTTCTGCTGGTACGAACTTAGAAACGGCTCTTTGTTTAGTTTCATCAAAATAAATCTTTTTAAATGTAGATCCTGTCAAAGGCAAATAAAATAGCATTTGATCTGTGTCTTGATCATATTCTTCCATAACTTCAGTAATCTGATAGTTCATGAAATCTTCTACACGTTGAGCTTGTGCTTCTGTCTCTTGTGTAGGTGCTCCTAGTATCTGTGTTTTTACAGGCCCACCACTTGGTAACATTTCTTTGTAAGCTTGTGCTTGAAACTGTGTAACTGCTTCTGATAATAGTGGGTGAGTTACACCACTGGCACCTAAGAAGGGTTCACTTCGGTCTTCATAATTAATACCGAGTAACCCTAATCCCTTCGCAATCGCCTCTTCCCAATCTTCCCTTGAGTCAACATCCTCACGGAATTTTGCTCTGAGGTCTGATGATAGCTCTCCAAGAACGTCGTCATCAAGAACCTCTGCGAGATTGGCATCATGTCTGTATTCTTCGACTTGAACTTCAACGGCTTCTTCATCTACAAGCTCTATGCCTTCTGGTAAATCATTAATAGTGTCTGGTAACTCTATCTGTAAACTATCTTCTTCAGGCATCATTTGCCCACCTGCTCCCATGGATTTCTCCACTAGTCCTGCTATTTGTCTAGGTTCTATTGCCATTAGCCTGCCTTTCTAAGATCCACTGTACCACCTTTTGCTTTAAAAACAAATTTGCTTTTTGCTAGTTTCTCACCCGCTGAACCCTCATCGAGCTTTAATATATATTGAACTGGGTTAGGAAGTCTAGCTGTTCTGTTTCCATCTTTATCTACCATATTAAATATTACATTCTCTTCTATCTCAACTTGAGGATTGCCTGCTTCATCTAACAATGCATCTTGAAATTGTTTTTTAACTATGTTCGGAGCAACTTCATAACTTGTAAGACCCGCTTTTTTATGCTTTGCTAGTTCTTCTAAATATCTAGCACTTCCATCATCTGGTTGTAAATAGGCTCTTCCCGACATATTTTGTAAATCTGTTCTAGCAGGAAAAACGAATCCGACAACAGGCTCTCCGTATATTTTTTCTAAGTTTGGTATTTGATTTATAGCTGCTTTTATAATCGCTCTTGAAGCTTGTGCTTGTGAAGAATGAGCAGAGTCTCTCATATAAGGATAACTACCTTTTAAATGATTTTCTAGTCTTTTATAAGCATCCAATAGTTCTTTTGGAGTGTAGTTAAACTCTTTAGCTCTGTCTTCAATTGCTTTATGAAAAGCTTTTACTCTTCTATTTTTTTCGTCTCTACTGCCTAATTTTTCAGTTTCTTTAAATGAATTGTCTTTTATGTCTTTTAAATTGTTTACATTTTTTTCTAAAGTATTTAGACTTTCAAACACAGGAGCCATAGCTTCTGGACTCGCCTTTATACTTCTTACATGAGCTTTGTTAAATAAGTCTTCAACAAAAGGAAATAATGCTTCTGTTCCTATAATAGAATCTTTAAATGCATTTTTAAAAGCATCATCAGAATAGTAACTAACATCATCAAAATAGGAAATAGTTTCTCTAATTGGAACAAAACCTATTTTAGACTTCATATTATCTAGTTCTTTATCTAAAAAATTTCTGATATCTTTAACAGCTTTTGGACCAAGTCTATCCACAAGATCAGC